ACAATGACATCGGATGATTTAAAAAAGATTGCATTCTACTACACACGCGGATAAATGACTAAGAAGGAATATAAAGAACTACTCGACCGGTTCCGTGAAAAAACGGCTTTTATCAATAAGGCCACGATTGACAACATTATCGAAGAAACACCGGAACAACAGGAAGCGCGTATAAAAATGCTGCTGAAACCGGAGAACTACGGCCAGTTCTTTAATTACTACTTTGGCAAAGGTACAACCATTCCAATGGCTGACAGTGATTGTGCCTGGTATCATACTTCTATTTACAAAGACTTATACAACAACGATTTTATAACGTTGTTTAATCTCATTTTTCGTGGTGGGGCAAAGTCTACTCATGCTAATATGGGTTACGCTTTCGGACTTAAACAAACTCAAAAAGCCATGTTTCAACTGGTTGTAGGAGCTAATGAGGTTCGCGCTGCTATGTTGCTTCAGGACTTGCAAGTTCAATTTGAATCAAACAACCGAATCATTAAAGACTTCGGTATGCAAAAGAGTTATGGCAACTGGGCTGATGGTCAATTTGAGACAACCGACCGTTGCACATTCATGGCTTTGGGTATTGATCAACCGTTCCGTGGACTTCGACAAAATGGTGTAAGGCTTGAATACGTGTCGCTTGATGATATTGAGGACAAAAAGAAATCAATGAATAAATCATTGGTTCATGAGTATGCCGACAAAGTAACCGGTGATATCCAGGGCGCGTTTTCAAAGGACTCAGAGCGCACCATCATCAACAACAACTATTTTACCGAAAAGGGTTTTGTATCTACACTGGCCGAACGTAAAGGTTTTGACCTTAAAAAAATTGATACCAAACAAAACCAAATCCGAAAGGAAAAGTACGCAACGCTCTACCTAGTAAACCTCACCACTGAGTATTACGATAAACTAAAGAATTCGACCGGGTGGAAACCAAGTTGGGAGGAGCGATACACTAAAGCTGATTGCCTACGTAAGGTTGAACAATACGAACATGACCAGGCAACGCTTTCGGGTGAATTCTACAACACGCCTATAAACGTGGGTAAACGTATCAAGAAAGAATGGATACGCATGGTGAAGCCAAAACCGTTCGATGCTTATCTCGTAATTGTAGGCAACTGGGATTTTGCTTACTCAGACAAAGCCTGTTACAAAGCACTAGCTACAGTTGGAGTTCGCGACTTGCACATGACCGTTATTGATATTTATTGCCGGCAAACAGCCGATATTGAAACCGCCCTGGAATATCATTACACACAGGCTAAAAAAATACTGAGCATAAATGGTTCAACTATCTACTACTTTGATGGTAGCGTTTCTCAGGAAGTTATTTATTACCCGATACTTATTCGGGCTGCTAAGAAATATCAATCTATCAGTATTCCGATTTCACAAAAAAGCCAAACGGATAAATATACAAAGATTGATACCACACTGGTAAGCGTACTAAGCACTGGTATTTTGGATTTCAGCGAAGAGCTGGAGTTTAATCCGGATTGGGAAGAGGCCAAAGCACAAATGCTCAACTTTGAGAAAGGAGGTAGTTATCCGGTCGATTTTCCGGACTCATTGACTGATGCAATTCTCAAAGCCCAGGAATACTTGAATGGTGGTGAAGAAGAGGATGAAGAGAACGACAATAAACCAATAATCGGAAAACGCGAACGCGGTGGATATTAATTACTAACAAGCTTATTATTATGGCATTTCTAACTAAAGATGAACTTAAAACCGTCGGTGATTTGAATCTTATCAATATTCTTACTGATTTGGATGATACGATTATAACCGACATTATCGATGAAAGTATTGATAAGATGAAAGGCTATTTAAGCCGGTATTACGACATTGATGCAATTTTCAATGCAACCGGAGTAAGCCGTAAAAAAGCTATTGTAAAACGCCTAAAGGATATTGTAATCTATGAGATTTATGAACGCCGTACACGTGATACAAATGCCGTTGCAGCACGACGATATGCAGAAACAATAGACTGGCTTGAAAAAGCATACACAGGGGAACTGGGAGATAGAACTCTACCGGAGAAGCCAACAGAGATAACCGACACCGACGGAACCACCGGTGAAAACAGATACGGTGGAAATACACGATACAATTCAGCTTATTAATTCATAGATATGAAAAAGCAAAAAGACTTCAACAAATTAGCACTGGCAGCAAAGCCAACTAATGTACAACCAACTGGGCGCAATGCTAAGAAACCACCCATAACCGACACACGTGGTTCTGATACTATGGAAATTGATTATTTTCGTCTGTATGAATCCATGTACCGGAAAGAAGTTACAGACTGGCAAAACGCCCGTATGTCACGCTATGATCCGTTTAATCCGGTCACTTATCTTATACAACAATTGTACAAAGATGCGATGTTAGATAACCACCTTCAGGGAGCTATCCAACAACGTATTTTGCGTGTTGTCAATAAAATTGCAGTATTTAAAGATGCTGAAGGCAAACAGGATGATGAGCGTTCAAAACAAATCAATAAAAAGTGGTTTCGTCATGCTATTCGTAAAGCGATGGAGTCAAAGTTCTATGAATACAGCATGTTCCTGATATCCGATTTCACTTCGGGAAGCATTCGCAAACTCGTTGATATACCTCGCGAAAACATTATTCCTGAAAAAGGACTATTATTGAAAGAAGCCCATAACCCTTCCGGAATTGCTATCAGGTACGAAGATTTTTCAAACTTTCTTATTTACATTCAGCTATCACCGGATAAAGGCGGTATCCTGGAACGCATCGCTCCAATGACCATCTACAAACGCCATTCGTGGGCTTCGTGGGATGAGTTTGAGCAAATATTCGGTGTTCCTATTCGTATTGCCAAAACAATGATCAACACAAAAAAGCACAAAGATGAGCTTCAGGAGTGGCTTCAAATGATGGGTACTTCCAGTTATGGAATCTTTGACAAACAAACTGAAATTGAAATAAAAGAGAATCAGAAAACCGATTCTTTCAATGTGTTTGATAAGAAGATTGAGCGTATCAACAAAGAAATGTCCAAAGGAATTGTAGGGCAAACCATGACCATGGACGATGGTTCTAGCAAGTCACAGGCCGATGTTCACCTTCAAATGTTCCAGGATATAACGGATGCCGATATCGCTGATGTTCAGGACTGGATTAATGATGATTTCGTTCCTGTTTTGCGTAACCTTGGTTTCGACATACCGGAAGGCTACACCGTGGAGCTTCAGGCTAAAAAGAACGTAAAAGCGAGTGAAAAGATTAAGGAAGACAGTGAGTTGCTAAAATACGGCTATAATCTCACAACTGAATACATAGAAAGTACTTACGGTGTAATGCTTGACAAAGAGAACCCAAAAACCCAACCGGCTAAATCAAGTAACCAGTCACTCAGTTTTTTCGATTAGCCCCGGACTCTAACGCGGCCTTTTCCAAAGTTTCTTCCTACTTTGGAAAAGGTCTAAACCTAAGAGTACCCGGGGTAATCGACACCGATATACTTTATTTCAACAATGATTTAGAAACACGCCAATTGGCTATTTCCGAATATCCAAGTTTACAACTGGCGAACCGTCAAACGGATTTAAACGGTGCTGTAGAGCAAATATGGCAGGGCAAAGGCAGTGAACTCATGCGCCCTATTTTCGACACGTACAACGACGATTTACATCGCGCCGTTGCATTCGATAACGAAGAGACTGCGAAGCTATTTAAAAACAATGTAAGCCGTTTAGCAGCTGCAAAGGCCAATTATACCATTCAGCAATTAGAACGCTGTAAAGCCGACATAAATGGCGTTGCACGAAGTAAAGAAGAGTATCAGAAAGCCGCTAAAATAGTAATAGGCCGTGCAAACCGTGCCCAGGCTGCAGAATACAATACCACTTCACACCGGTGTCGTGTATCCAAACAATGGGCGCAATTTACAAAGGAAAAACGCCTATTCCCAAACATTGAATGGTTGAGAACCCGATCAGCTTCACCACGTGAACTTCACCTGACATACGTTGGCCGTATTTGGTCAATGGATGATTCGTTCCTGAAGGATAATTCACCGGGTTGTATTTACAACTGTAAATGCGATTGGAGAAATACCGATAAAGCAGCTACTGACAATACCGATATTACACCGGTACCTGTTTCTCCAGGGCTCGAAGGTAATCCGTATTACACCAATGAGATTTTTACGGATAAACATCCTTACTTCAGCCGTGTAGAAAAACATATACCTGATGTAGGAGTACTATATAATCCGGATAATGTTGTTTACTTAAACAAAACTACAGCTTCAGGAGTAAAATACAAGGAGCATTTCCTTTGTTTGAAAGAGCCTGAAACGGTTGAAAATGCAAAGATTGTAGAAGCATTGGTGAAAAATAAAGTGGTGAAAGAGGCCACGTTATTGCCACGTATTCACACAAGTGAGACTTTTTTACGTGAACGTTACTATGGAAAGGCCTATCAAGTAAGGCAAAAAACAAAATGCCCTGATTGTATGGGTGATGGTAGTTTACTTGAATTTAAGTCGACTGATGCGAATCATTTGAGCAAAAATGTTTTAAAAGCCTCACAACAGGCCGATATCGCCGTGATCAAATGTACTGACATAGTTTCAAAATCATATTTGGAGCGTTTTGCATCATGGCAGTTTGGATTGAAAGATAGAGCGAACCTACAAAAGATTGTAGTAATGACCGGGGAAGATGTTCACGTATTCATAAAATGAACCGTGGCGAACAAGTTATAAATAACCTATTCGCCACGGGTAGCGTCGAAGTACGCAACTCCGACTCCACAAAAGTACAATATATTTTGAATAATTGTACTCACTAACTGATATTTAATACAAAATTTATGGACGGAGACCAATTTGCAAGCCACCTACTAAACATGTCCGAAGAGGCCAGACGCTTCATTGATGACGATGCACCAGTGATAATGGGTAAGAATGCCAGGGATGTTTTTACAGAGAATTTCCAGAACGAAGGTTTTATGGATACACAAAACGAATCGTGGGAAGAGGTAAAGCGCCGGCTAAATCCAAAGACAAAAGGTGCAGCTGCTACGCGTAAGATTCTAACCGGTGATACGGGTGATTTGGGAATGAGTATTGAATATCAAAACGCCGCTAATGGCGAAGTTCACATGGTTTCCGATAAAGAGTACTCCAAGGCACAAAATGAGGGCACAACGAACGCCGGACGCAATCATAACGTCACTATTCCGGCTCGTAAGTTCATTGGTGATTCTGCTGAAGTGGATAAGCGGAACCTTGAAGCCTTTGAACGGAGATTGGCAGATTTAGACAAACAGCCCTGATCATATATGTTCAGGGCTGTTTGTCTAGTATTATTTAAAAGCTTCTACAGTTATTTCAGTTTTCTTACTCACATATACCCGTCCACTTCCTTCGCAGACTTCGCAGGTTATTCGTATCGGTTCTTGGTGCAGTAAATCATACTTCGCAAAAATATATCGAATGCCTTCACCTTCGCATTTTGTGCAGAGTTCAATATGTTTGTGGATGTATCTTTCATATTTCTCACTCATTTTACTTATAATTTATTGTTATGTACTCGTTTAATTCGTCAATATCTAAGGCTCTACAACTAATTACTGTTTTGTATTTTGTTTTGCCATTATTCCGGGTTCTTTCTGTTATTCCTAGGGTCTCAGAGCTAATTGTAAAGCTTATTCTGATTATCTTACTATTCCTATCATCAAATACTTTACCATAGCTTAAAACCTCCGATTCTCCAGTCTGTAGATTAATGTCTTTTACATTTTTCCAACCAATAAACTTCCAGCATATTGGTGTTTTCAAATTTTCAAAGAAGTATTCAGGAGTCATAAATCTATGTAAAATAAAAGGTTTTACCGCTTCCACTACCAAACCTTTGTTGTTTAATCGTTGCTAAGAATGGGAAATCTTGTTTTTGAACCTTATCTAAAGCCTCTTTAATCGGGGCTGCATTGGTAAAGAATTTTCTTTCTATGTTTTCATATCGTACTTTTACAATATACCTTCCTGGTCCGTGTTTTGTTTTTACATTTGCTTCGAAATCCAATACTTCAATTTCGCAGTTAGTAACCTCTTCAATTGATATTATAGGAACAGCAAATATGTTTTTATCTTCGTTAGTTTTTATTCCGAAATCAGAAAATCTTTTCATTGAGTACAGTTTTTAATAAATGTTTTGAGTTGCAATGCTTAGCCCAGCCAATCCAAGGAGCTATCTTAATTTTATATTCTTTATCTGTTACATTCTTTCTTTTATTGAGCTTTGCTACCTTCCTACAAAGGCGTTTCTTTATCGTTTTTCGCATTAAAACATGTGAGTGATAAAAAACATAACCTACGAAGTCAATGCCACGAGAATCAACTGGAAACACTTGGTAGTTACCTTTTATCTGCAACTTTAGCTTTGTTACCAGATAAGTGTCGATATCTTTTAGTAATTCGTGTAGATAAGGTTTATTTCCGTTCAAAATAACAATGTCATCTGCATATCTATAGTAATATTTTACTTGTTTTTCTTCCTTCAACCAGTGGTCAAAGTAGGATAAATAAAGATTTGCAAAGAACTGGGATAAATAGTTGCCAATTGGAACACCGGGTGCACTATCAATTATTTCATCAATCAGGTTTAATAGTCTATTATCTTTCAATTTTCGACGGACAATAGATTTCAAAACTTCATGATCAATAGTAGGATAAAACTTCTTTATGTCAAGCTTAAGACAGTATGTTGTATTTTCAATATCTTTCAAGTCCTGTTTTAAATCTATAAAAACGGCATGTATTCCACGACCTTTTATACATGAATATGTGTGGTGAACAAACACCGAAATCCATATCGGTTCAAGTATATTCATAATAGCATGGTGAACTACTCGGTCTCTGAAGGGTAATCTAAATATCTCGCGTTCTTTCGGGTCATATATTTTAAATACGCTATATTCAGAAGTTTTGTATGTTCCTGTTATCAGTTCATTGTACAACTGATCAATGTTGCTTTCAACATTTCTTTCAAAAATCTTGACACCATATTGCCCGGACTTTCCTTTCCGGGCTTTTTGGTATGCAAGCATCAAATTGTCTTTTGTGACTACTTTGTCAAATAAATTGTTTATTCTTTTCATAAGCCTGGCTTTCAAAAATGGAGCTTTCTCGTTTGATACTAACACCGTTGAAAGATTAGTCGTTTTTTGCTAAGAAGCAAGGTTTTTGCCTTTTCATTTACCAGTTGGGAACTGGAACCTGCATTCGAATTCGTATTATCGTAATTCGTATCGTTCAAACCGAACGCTGAAGCAGAACCAGCTAAGGCAAACAACCTTCAATTACTATCCTAGTTGAATCCCTTTCCAAATATCTGAAAATTGAGTGGCAGAATATTCCGCCGTTTCTTCATCAATATTTTGCAGGCGGGAACCGGAACCCGCATACGAATCCGTATCACCGCAATCCGCACCGTACAAACCGAACGCCGAAGCAGACATTCTAAACCACGGACGCCATTTAGGTTCATTCCAGTTCTCCCAATCAGGTTTCCAACCCTTGTTTAATGATTCAGTAAGAACAATACCCTTATAATAATTTTCAAAGTGTTCTCTCAAATCTTCAGGAACATTTGAAAAGTCAACTTGTGGTCTACCTGTAGCCTGAAATGCATCTTCTACTGTTTGGATTTTCTCTAAATTTGGATTTTTTTTCATCTTGGCAATTTTTAATTAATTATTAAAGTGATAACATATCTCTAAATTCATTTTTAAATTTTTCACCGGCAATTTTAGCTCTTTTGCTATCAATGAAAGCCAGGCGGGAACCGGAACCCGCATACGAATCCGTACCACCGTAACACGTAACGACCAAACCGAACGCCGAAGCAGAACCGTTGTTTCTAAAGTATGGATAATGACGATACTCTGACTCATTGTATAGGTCAAATCTTTTGCCCTCATTCAAAGCTTCAGCAATAACCACACATTTGTAGGCTGACTTAAAAAATGGGCGTAAATCTTCAGGTACACAATCAAAGTCAGGTACTGAAGGTCGACCTGTTTCCGACAAAGCATCATCTAACGAATTGATGCGATCTTCTACAGATACATTGAAAAAATCCTTACCGAAAGTATCTTCCAGTATTTCTTTAATTTCAGGAGATGCCGATTTATACCGGCTACGAGCTTTTTGCTCGTCAATTTGAAGTGGTTTCATAAATTGTTATTTTTAAATTAATATTTGCCGTTCAACGCTTTGATTTCGGCTTAGTGCTAATGCAGCGGTTCAATGCTGCAAAAGCTTATTATTTGTAAAAAATGTACTTTTCTTCACAGTACACGCAATCATTTTCTTGACAAAATTTCTCAACAGCTTTACGGGTTTTAAAATCCTTTGATTTCCCATTTTTTAGTTTAATATGTTCAAGCTTATCATCTACAAGCTTTAGTGGTACAAATCGCGTATGTGTTCTAAATCTTTTCATCTCTGGCTTGCTTTATATTGTTTACGGTGCATAGCACCAACCATTGTATTTATATCATCATTTGTATACACATCCTCTCTCAGTATCGAAAGAGGGTCATGCGTTTTTCGTTTAATGAAACGAAGGGCTCTTTTAATTTTTCTTGCTTTTATACTTAATAACTTGGGATTAAACTTTGTCTCATTCGTTGTCCTGTTTTAGTGGCTACCGTAACACTCAAGGCATTTTGCTCACTTACTAATTCTTGAAATTTAGGGTCAGTGAACGGCATTTCTAACAGAATTTCATCTATCTCAAAAATTCGTTGGCGGGCATTTGCAAGCTTATCATTACTGCTTGACCGCAAAATATCGCTTAGCGATTTTGTACGTGTTGGCTCTTCCATATTCT